GGACTTCGGCGATATCAGCAGCTGGGAACCGGGCATCACGGTTACCGTCGGGCAGCTGCTGACATGGAATGAGCGGGTTTATCGCGTCGCAGGCGGAAGCGGCCGCACCGGGACCGTGGCGCCGATCCACAACGAGGGCATCGAATGGGACGGCATCGGCGCCGGCAAGGATTTGAACGACAAGAATGCAGGCGGCGTGCAGCTTGAATATATGCACGATCGGCTTGGGGTTCTTCGCATCACGAACTTTGTCGATGCCTCCAATGTCGATGCGACCGTGCTTCGCCAACTGCCGTTCACCGCGTCCACGAGCACGACCTACCATGGTGGCTATTGGGATGATTGGGGCGAGTATGTGCCGCCAGATGATTCGGTAAGCTATGTCGTCGGTACGTGGCGTTGGCGCTTCGGTGCATTTTCCGATCGGCGCGGCTGGCCAACCTGCGGCGTAGTGTGGAACGAACGGCTGGTGCTCGCCAAGGGCTCGACGCTCTATGGAAGTGTTGCCGGCGATCTGCGCGACCACAGCACCTATAACGAGCTAGGCGAGATTTCGACGGACATGGCATTCGTCGTCACCGTCTCGAACCCGAATCCAATCATCGGGCTAGTGGCGGACAAGGATTTGTTGATCATCAACGCGAGCGGCATGTTCGCGCTGGGTGCCGCGAACCAAGCGCAGGGCGTTGGCCCCGGCAATCTGAAGGACACGCGCCAGAATAACGAGGGCGGTGCGCCAATCCAGCCGGTACAGCTCGATGGCCGCACCATCTATATCGGCAAGAGCGGGCGCCGCGTGATCGAGGGCGGCTATGCCGTGGAGCGCGACCGGCAAGACGCAATCGACCTGACGCGCTACGCGCGCCACGTCGGCACGCCTCGCTTTACCGCGCTGGCGAGCCAGAAAGACCCGAACCGGCTGGTATGGGCATGCCGCGCGGACGGCACGCTGGCATGTGCGGCCTATGTCCCCGAAGAGCAGGTGCTTGGCTGGGCGCGGCGCCCGCTGGCGGACGGCATGGCGGCGCGTTCGATCGCGACGATTACGGACCCGGCCGGCGAGCTGAACCAGCTCTGGCTGGCGGCCGAGTTCGGCGGCGCATGGCAGGTGCTGCGCCTGGCACAGTTCCGGCAGGAAGGCGATGCCAATGACCCGGCGATGACGGACATGGCAGTTGAATATGATGACGTGCCGGCGACGTCGTTTGGGCCTTCGCCCTGGCTGGTTGGGCAGACCGTGCAGGTGAATGCCGATGGTATCGGCTATGGCGCCGTTGAGGTGGGCGATGATGGCATGTTCACCCTGCCGCAGCCAGCAGCGCGCGTGAATTGGGGCCTGCCTTTCACCGCGCGGTTGAAGACACTGCGCAACACCAAGGGCAGCGATAACGGCACGGCGCTGGGCAAGATGCAGCGCATTTCGCGCCTCATGATCGACGTGCTGAAAGCGCGCGGCTTGCGCATATCCGTGCAGGGAGCGGGGACGCGCGATCTTGAGCAGATGCTGACCGACAGCCCGACCGACACGGCCTTTGCTCCGGTGACCGGGATCGTCACGGCGGACGATACCGGGAATAATGACCGGCTGGGGCAACTGACGATTGAGCGGGTGGCACCCTATGGCGCGACGGTGCGTGCGATCATCCCGACCGTGGAGCCGAACCGGTGATTACGGTTGAGCGCTTCATCCCCGAGGACCTGGCTGAAATGGCGGTGCAGCCTGTGCAGCGCGAGCTTGGCAGCGACCCGATCGCACGCGGCCGATTGCTCTCGCTTACCGGCCGGTGCTTCACCGTTCGGGCAGGCGGCGCGCCGATTTTCTGCGGCGGCGTGACGATTACGCACTCTGGCTATGCCACGATGTGGTCTGCCTTCGCGCTCGATGCCGGCCCCGAGATGCTGGCGATCACGCGGCGGACGCTGGAGTTCATCAAACGCCTCGATTTCAAGCGGATCGATGCCGTGGTGCACAGTGACCATCGGGCGGGGCATCGCTGGGTCTTTAGGCTCGGTTTCGCGCCGGAAGCGCGGCTGAACGACTATTTCGAAGATGGGGGCGACGCGGTGATTTACAGGCTGAAACGATAATGGCGGCCGCGCTTCCAGTCGCCGCAATCGCGCTGCAGGCAGGCAGCAAGATCCTTGGCGGTTTCCAGCAAGCCAAAGGGCCGCGCGCAGCGGCGGCCGTGGACGAGCAGAACGCACAGCTTACCTTGCTAGATGGCGAGCAACAGGTTCTGCAGACGCGCCGCGACGAACGCCAGCAGGCGGGCGATATGATCGCCATGCAGGGCGGATCGGGCATAGAAATCGGCAGCGGCTCGGCCGGCGACCTGATCGCGGAGAGCGCCTACCAGCGCGAGTTGGAGATTCTCAATATCCGCACCAAGGCGACACGCCAGGCGAACAACCTCTATCAGGACGCGGCGGACAAGCGCGCGGCGGCCCGAGCCGCGATCCTCAATGGCGTGTTCGGTGCGGTCGCTTCGGTCGTGTCCAGCGCGGCCGATCTTCGGGCATCGCGCACCTTGTCGGCGCAGAGTGGCACTGAAGATTCGGTCATGCTTGGCGGCGGAGCGCAAGCCAGCAGCGCGGCCGTGCCGCCCATGCGCGTCAAGGGACCCTACATGTGAACGGGCCTGACGTCTTTCGCAGTCGCGTCGCAACCGACGTGGTTCCGGTCGCACAGCGCGATCCGGCCGCGTTCGACAATGGGCTGGCTGAAGGCGCCGCCCAGATTGGCAACGCACTTGAGCACGTGGCGGCCGTCGATCAGCATGTTTCGCGCGAGGTGGCGGCCAGCCAGCAGCGCATCGCGCTGGAGCTGCAGAAGCGTCAGCGATCGGCACAAGTCGCACAGGGGGCGAGTGCGTGGGCGGAAATCGAAACCGGCCTCGATGCCGATCGGGCCGCGCTGAGAGATTCGAGTGCGCCAGGTGCGCCCGATCATATCGAGAAGGCGAACACGCTGATCACCGATCGGCTCAAAGGTTTTTTGGACACCCTGCCGGCAGACCCGGAAGTCCGCGAGCGGTTCGAGCCGATCGTCGCGCGCTATGGTGCGACCGCGCGGCATCAGGAGGATGAGTGGGCGCGTGCGTCCAAGGCCAAGTTTGAAGGGCAGAATGTCGAGAGTTGGGCCGATACGACCGGCAACGGGCTGATCACAACGCCAACGCCTGAGAAGCTGCAACAGGCATTCCAGGCGACGGACCTTTTGGTGGGTGCGCTCGATATCCCCGGCACCGCCAAAGCCGCGATCATCGCGCAGAAGAAGCGTGCCTTTTCGCAAGCATTTCTCGATGGGCGCCTGCAAGCGGGTGATTGGAAGGGCGCCCGCGCGCTGCTCGATGCCGGGCAGTTCGATGCGTATCTCGATCCCAAGGAAAAGACCAACTATCTCCAGCGAACCGAGAACGCGGCGGACCAGGCCGCGCGCGAAGCCGAGCTGGCACAGAGCCGCGTGCGCGATGACGCGCGCGACGCGATCAAGACGGTGGAAGCCAAGGTGGAAGCGGGCGTGGTGCCGAGCGCAGCCGAGCTGCGCGCGACGCGCCAGGCGGCGACTGCGGCCGGGCTCGATCCTCAGGATATCGTCAAGCTCGATGCGCTCGACGTGAAGGTGGACGTCAACCGCAGCTATTCGCCGATGATCGGCCAGCCGGGCGGCGCCGATCGCATCCGGCGCGACCGCGATTTGCTCGCCGGCAGGATCATGAGCGGCAAGGCCAGCGAACGGGACCAGATGGCCAAGGCGCAGCTGGACAAGCTGGTGGAGACTGCGGACAAGGCCGAGGCCGAACAGCTCAAGACTGTCGCCGGGCAGGGACCGCAGGGCGAGCTGCAGGCGCTCTCCATGCTGACGGGATCCGCGGACGGCCGCTACAGCAAGGCAGAGAAGATCAAACCCGGCCTTGGCCTGATGGCATTGCTGGCGCCGAACGCACGAAAAGCCGCCATCGAGGGCGACGCGCTCCGCAAAGGTCGCGGCGACGATTTCGGCAAGGAAGAGCAAATCCGCCAGCAGGTAAATGCACAGCTCGGTCCGGTCGCGAATGAAATCGGGCTGTATCCCAGCGTTGTCAAGGCGGCCGGCGATATCATGGCGAGCTTCCGCGTGATGCACGGTGGCACTGGCATTGATCCCGATGATTTGAAAAAGGGGCTGAAGCTGGCCACTGGCGGAAGCGTGCGGCCTGATGGTCGCGTGCAGGGCGGCCTTGGCCGCGTGCGTGGGCATCCGGTGTTGTTGCCCGACTGGCTTACCGATTCGGAGTTCGACGCGGCGCTCTCACGGCAGGATTTTTCCAACGCGGTTTATGCAAATGGCTCGCCTGTCAGCAAAGACGATATCCTCGCGCGCTACCGGCCCAAATTCGCGGGTGACGATGCGCAAGGCAACGCCCGATATCACTTTGTCGATCCGGCCGGGAACCTGCTGGGCGACAAAGGCAACTCCCCCGTTGTCCTGACTTTCAAGCACTGATGCCACGCGTATTCCTTCCGTCGCGTGCGCCACAGCTGCCCGAGCGGGTGGGCGGCTCCGCGCCTGATCCGACCTTTCTGGAAGGCGCATGGAATACGTTTCGTGCGAGCGACAACAGCGAGGGTGGCGATGAGGCGCGCAAGGAAGAGGCGCTGAACAACGCCTATGCGCAGATCGTGGATGAGCTGAACCGGCGAGGCCTCGCGAGCGACGCGTACACCTCGCGCGAAATCCGCAACATGGGCACGCTGACTTATAATGACGATGCAATCTGGGCGGGCGTGCAGGCTGCGAAAGCGCGCGACCCGAAAGCCTTTGCCGCATTGCCCGGCACGCTCGATGCGTTCCGCGCCGCGACTGTGGCGCCGGTACAGGCGCGCATGGAGCGAGAAGCCGAACGTGCTTCGCGTAGCGGCTGGGGCGGGTGGCTGACGGGCAGCTTCGCGCTTGGCGCAACGGACCCAATCAACCAGGTGGCGATGCTCTCTGGCGCTGGCGAGGCGAAGACGATCGGGCAGGCGGTGTTGAAAGACGCGATCCTGAATGCCCGGGTGACTGCGATGGAGCAGCCAGTCATCGCCTTCGAGCGCGCACGCGACGGCAAGCATTTGAGCGCCGGAGAGGCGGTTCAGAATGTGGCGCTGGGGGCGGGCCTTGGCGCCGTAATGGGCGGCGCGATCAAAGGTGCCGAGCTACACGTCGCGGCGCCAGTGGGTGACGCCATAGCCAGTACGCGGGAAGCTGGCATTGCGGCGGTGTGGGACCATCTGCCGCAGGCGGTGCGCGATCGTTGGGGCAGCGCGGCGAACATCAAACCCCAAGACATGCCGAACGTCGTGGAAATGACCGTTGGCCACGCCAACATGAGCGCGGACGAGAAGGCAGCGGCAACCGTTATTCGGCGCGAGGCTGAAGTTGCGCAGAGCAATCCTTATGAGTCGACCGGCGCCGGCATTGCCACGCATCAGGAGCAGATGGCGGATGCCATGAGCCGCATCCTGGCCGATGAACCTCCGCCCCCACCAAGGCCGCGTTACGCGGGCGAGCTGCGCGGCTCAACCTCGCTTTCGTCGGGCGTGGTCGATCCGAGCGCGCGTGCGGCGGTGAAAAGCCGCATCGCCGTCGCTGAGAGCAGGAACGGCGCGCTTTACGCCAACCCGCTGTCCAGCGCGCGCGGCAAGTACCAGTTCATCAACGACACGTGGAAATCCTACTATCTGCGCCGATTCGGCCGGGGCGGGCTGAGCGACGCTGAAATCCTCGCCAAGCGCAGCGATGGCCATCTGCAGGAGGTGCTGATGGACGATATGCTGGCTGACAACGCCGATTTCCTGCGCCGCAACGGCCAGGCGGAAACGGCCGGCAATCTCTATCTCACCCATTTCGCCGGGCAGGGTGGCGCCAAGAAGCTGTTCGAGGCCGACCCGCGCGCAAGCGCCGCGTCGCTGCTTGGCGAGAAGGTGATTTCCGTCAACCCGTTCCTGCGCGACATGACGGCTGGCGACGTGATTGCGTGGGCGCATGAGCGCATGGGGGAGCGCGGGCCGGCGCGATCTATCGGCGCCGGCCGTATGTCCGATTCGCCCGAAGCGCCGGTGCAGGATCGGCTGCAAGCGGAGATTGACCGGCTCGGCGCCGAGCGGACGCGGCTGGAGCAGGGCGCGCCGGATGAGCCAGTCTTAGACGGGGCCGCGCCAGAGGCCGAATGGGAAAATCTCAAGCCGGTGTTCGCCGACACCGGCGACGTGGCGATGCCGCGCGAGGACGTGCCCCGCGCCGCAGTTCAAGTTTCGGAGCCGATGGCGCCGGCAAGCGGCGCGCAATCTCCCTATGTCGAGCCCGGCATTGGACCCACGGCGGAGCAGCTGGGTCACATCGAGGCCGTGCGCGCCCACATAGCCAATCGCGATCGGCGCCTTGATCCGGCGTCGATCGGCCGCGCTCTGGGAATGAGCGAGGTAGATGCGCGCGAAGCGCTCTCACGGCTCGCCGATCGGCCCGATAGCGGCCTTATCCGAACCAAGGGCCGGATGGTGCCGCGCCGTGATGCTGAGGGAAATTTCATCTATCGTGACCGTGGCTCAAATGGGCAGCGCGTGCGCGTCATGGAGTATCAGCCGGGCCGGATTCGGCGCGCGAGTGTCCGGACCGGTCCGAGCGACGTGATGCGCTTTCTGGCAGACCATGGCGGCATCGCCGACAATGAGGGCCATGCGCTGCTGAAGGGGCGCGACATGCGCGTGATGGTCCCCGGATCGGGCGCGTTGGTGCGTCCACGCGGCATGTCGATCGACGCGGCGGGCGAGCTGCTGCACGAGGCCGGCTATTTCCCGTCGGGCGGCCCACGGCCGACAGTGGATGACGTGCTGCAATTGCTCGAGCGCGCGCGCCGGGAAAAGGTGTTCCCGCTGCATGAGCAGGCGGCGCCGGATATCGTCGCCGAAAATGCCGATGCTTTGCACGCCGATTTCGAAGAGCAGAAGGCGCGGCTGGCGGCCTATATCGGGCTGCATGATCCCGCGTTCGAGGATCTTCCGCAGGATTATCTGGAGCACGCGGCCGAGCTGGTGATGACGCGCGGCATGGAGCCGAAGGTCGCCTTGGTGGAAGCCGCCAACCGCTACGCGAAAGATGAGCTTGACGCGGCGTGGCATGAGAGCGAGAATCCTGCCTATGACTGGCGCCCAGAACCCGACCAACAACCCGGTGGAGAGCAGGGAGCGCTTGCTGACTGGCCTAAACCAGGCGAGCCAGGATATGACGCTTTCGCCAGAGAGGCGGAAGCGCGCCGGGACCGCGCTTCGTCTCTTGAACATGACGGCGAAACTTCCGGGCTAGACCCGGCGCCGATCAACGCGGAAAGCGCCGCTGCCTTTGCCGACCCGATCGGCCCGGCCGCGAAGGCGCAGGCGGAAAGCCTGGAGCATGATTTCCGTGCCGAGATCGATCCGGCGATTGCCGAACGCCAGAAGCAACAAGCCGATCTAAAGGCGGCGAGCCCGATGCGGGCGAAGGCCGATCAGGAAAGCTCGATCGGCGCGCCGCTGTTCGATGCGGCCGATCAGGTCGAGTTCGGCTTTGGCCCCGGCAAGGCGCCGCTCACGGTGGCTGAAATCCTCGATCATCTCGATGCTGAAGAGGACGTGATCAAGAATGTGAGGGACTGCCTGTGAGCCTCGGAACGTGCCTCACTGATCTGGTGGCGAAAAAGACGATCAGCGCCGCGCGCGCCGAGGAAATGCGCGAGGTCTATGACGAACTGGTAGCGCAATATGAACCGAAGTTCGGGCGCGCGGCGGCTGAGAGCATGGCGACTGAGAAGGCCATGGCCGCGATCGAGGGGCAGTTCCTGGACCGCAAGGTGAATATCCTGCGCCAGGCCAAGGCACGCGCCACGATCCTGGACAATGCCAGCCGGCTTTATCGCCGCAACAAGACGCCGGGCAAGCCATCGCCTGATGGACTGGTTGCGCATCTGGTGGACGATCAGCACGCGCCGTTCGGGAACGTCGAGTATCGCTGGAAGAATATCCGGGATGAAGCCTTGCGCGGCATGTACGACATGCTGTGGAAACACCGCGCCAACCTGATCGGCGATGTGCGCCACAAGAGCGATTTCACCGACGTCGTGATGGAGTTGGGCGGTCGCGACACTGGCAGCATCAATGCGCGCGAGTTCGCGGAGAGCTGGACGAAAACGGCGGAGTTGTTGCGCAACGGCTTCAACGCGGCGGGCGGCAATATTCCCCAGCTGGAAGGCTGGGCACTTCCGCATCAGTGGGACGGCGTGAAGACGGGGCTGATATCGTTCGATGAGTGGCGCGCCGATATGGTGGCGGAACTCGATCGCGCGAAGATGATCGACCGCCTGACGGGTGAACCCATGTCCGACATGCGGCTGGATGACGTGTTGCGCCAGGTGCATGACAGCATCGTCAGCGAAGGCGCGATCGGCCGCGAGGCCAGTGGACAGATGCAGGGCAAAGCCTTCGCCAACCGGCGCCAGGAGCATCGTGTGCTGCACTTCTCCAGCCCGGAAGGCTGGCTGCGCCTCAATGAGAAATATGGCGCCAGCCATCCGCTGGACGCCATGCTTCACTACATCGACAGCATGGCGCGCGACACGGCGGCCATGCAAATCCTCGGCCCGAACCCGGCCGCGACGATCCGATGGATGAAAGACCTGATCGGCAATGAGGCGCTTACCAGCCCGAGCCTTGTTGCGCGCTTCAGCGCCGGCCGGCATCAGCGCACCGTCGAGCATATCTGGGATGAGATCACCGGCATGAACCGGGTGGCGGCGCGGCCGAATGTCGCGCTGTTCTTCTCGACCATGCGCAACTGGCAGAGCGCGACCAAGCTTGGATCGGCGGCGGTGGCATCGCTGCCCGATATGGCCACGGCCGGCATCACCGCGCGTTTCAATGGCCTGCCGGTGATGCAGGGCGTCAGGGAGATCGCCAGCCACTTCAATCCGCTGGATGCGTCGCACCGTGACTTCGCGCGACGTGCGTTCCTCATCCAGGATGAAGTCATCGGGCGAACCGCTGGCTATGGCCGCGCTCATTTCGAAGAGAGCCAGGGCGGCGCCCTGACGGCGCCCACGCTCGATGCGCTTCGCGAGGGGCGGATCGGGCTAGGCGATTTCGCGGCGCTGCAGCTGCGATCGAAACTGCAGGCGGCCAATGAGCTGAGCCGGCGCGCTTCTCAGGCGACGATGCGGATCGGGCTGCTGAACCAGTGGACGATGCAGATGCGGAGCGCGACCGCCATGGAGTTCTGGAACGCGATCACGCATTTTTCGGAGAAGCCGTTCGGCGAATTGAACGACGGGTGGCGCGGCTTCCTGCAGCGTTACGGGATCGATGAGCGCGGGTGGGACACGCTGCGATCGACGCCGCGCACCGAATATAAGGGCAGCGAATGGGTGTTGCCGGATTCGATCGCTGATCATGATTTGCGCAACAAGATCACCGAAGGGATCATGACCGAGCTGGACTATGCCGTCTCGACTGGCGGGATCCGTCAGCGATCGGCGATGACGGTGGGGCGGCCTGGCGAACTGCCACACGAAATCGTGAAGACGGCTGGGCAATTCCTGCTGTTTCCGATCACGGTGACCTCGCGGCATTTGTCGCGGGCATGGTCGCTGCATGGCGTCACGTCCAAAGCCGGGTATGCCAGCGCCTTCCTGATCGCAACGACTGTCATGGGCGCGCTCGCCGAGCAGCTCTCCGAAGTGTTCCAGGGCAAAGACCCGCGCCCGATGAATGACAAGAATTTCCTCTGGAAGTCGATGAGCAGGGGCGGCGGGCTCGGCTATTATGGCAACATCCTGGAGCACAGCGTTGCAGAGAATGGGCGGGGCTTTTCGGACCTTGGTAACGCGCCTGTGCTTGGCAGCGCGGAGAATTGGTCAAAGCTGCTGATCCAGCAACCATGGATCGCGCTCATGCACCCGAAAAATGCAAAGGGCGAAGAGCGCAAGCCGAATTTCGCCAAGGCGGCGGCGAACGTCGCACGCTATGAAATCCCCGGCGACAATATCTGGTATCTCCGGCTCGCCTATCAGCGGCTGCTGATCGACCATCTTGATGAGATGGGTGATGAGCATCCGGGCGAAGCCTATCGCCGCATGAACCGTCGCGCGAAGGAAGAGGGCACCCGCTATTTCGCGCCGCCCGGTGGCCGGCTTGCCGATGCACGCGCGCCCGATTTCTCCAACATCTTCGGTGGCAACGAGCAGGCGCCACAGCAATAACGCAAGATTTTCCGGCAAAAACCCGCATAACGCCTAGCAGCATCGCGCTTGCGAATTACCCAATATGGTAATATGGAGCGGCTAATTCGCCGGTCCAGCTTCCCACTCCGACCCGGCACCAGCGCGCTCCATTCCGGGGCGTGTTCGTGTGTCGGAGAGCAGGGTGACGGTTCCAACCTCCATCGTTTCGCATAGCTACTCGCCCGGCGCGGCGATGGCGGCCGAGGCGATACCGTTCTGCTTCCTCTCCAGCGCGGACGTGGTTGTGGTGCATGTCACCCACACGACGGGCGTACGCACGACGCTGGTGCCGGGCACCGATTACGCCATTGCCGGCGACGGGCCGGCCGGCGCCGCGACGATCACGGCGGCGGCGGCATGGCCGGCGCTGGATGTGTTCGAGGTGATCCGCGAAACCGCCAACATCCAGCCGGCGCATTTTCCCCCGCATGAACCATTGCAAGCGGCTGTGCTCGAACAGCAGCTCGATCGCATGACCTTGGTGGCTCAAGAGACGGCTGCCCTGGGCGAGCGATCGCTTCGCGTTCCGCCCGGCGAAACCGCGCCGCAGGTGGCAAGTCTCACCGATGCCGAGGGCAAGGTGCTGGCTATGATCGGCGGTGTGCTGACGCCGATCGAGAATGACGCGGCCGCTGCCGAGGATGCCGCTGCGCGCGCCATCGTCGCAGCAGCGTTGGCCGTCGATGCTGGGGCCTCGGCCGAGGTCGATGCCAACCGGGCTGAACTGGCGGCCGCTGCGGCGGCGCTGAGCGCTGGCATCTACATCAATGAGGCAACCGGCCGAGCGGCAGTCGCGAACGGAGTCGTGTTCGCGGCTGTTGGCACCAGTGGCGACAAGGCGGTCGATATCTGGCAGCGTGTCAACGCCGGGGCTTCGACGCTGCTGCGCTCGTATCCGTCGCTCGACGCGCTCAATGCGGCCTTGGCCGCGCTGGCGGCGGCGGTGGCCACGGCCGCAACGAAGGCAGAGCTAAAGGACGCGACGTCGGCTCTGAAATCCTTCTCGCAGGAAAGCGCCGTCTCTCTCCCTACGGGAATGGCGGACAGCCTCAGCGCAGAACGGATGCTCGATCCGGTAACCTATATCGACAAGATCACCGGCGTGGATGCGGCCGGCAGGGGAACGCGGTCCTACAAGGCGGTCCAGAGTTTCGGGTACATCTACAACCCTGCGGCCCCGGCCGATACGACCGTCTTGTTCCGCAACGGCCAGCAGCACATGCTGATCCCGAACGCGGATGGCAACAGCCTTTACATCGGCAATATCACCCATCGCACCACGATCGCGGGCTACGGGCCGGAAGGCAATTATGGGGCCTGCCTCGATACGCGCATGCCGCTGGCTGGGCAGATATGGACCGCAAGCGGGGGCGGTTGGTCCACGACGGTAATGCTACGCAATTCGCTCAACTTCGGCACTGCCGGCGCAAATATCGCTGGTGTGCATTTGATGCTGTGGAATGTTCCCGCGCCGCATGACGATGTGCTCGGTTCGCAGTTCGAACTGAAGATCGGCAACGCCAATCCGGCCGCCAATGATGCGGCGGTAGATGCCACGGCGGACGTGGATGCTTGGTCGATCAAATATGTAGGCCAGGTTGCGGGAGAAATTCGCGGCCTCCCGCATGTGGGCGATACCTATGTCCTGCATATCAAGCTGGCGGACGGTTCCGATCCGAACGGGAAGCCGCTTTTCCTGGCCGATTTTAACTCAGGCGTGAACCTGACCGCTGGCGCGCATGGGCACGTCGTCATCATCGGCACGACCGGCAAGGACAGCGCGAATTTCGCGCCGATGGGCAACGCGAGCCTCGGGCAAATCCCATGGTTCGAAAGCCTCACCATGCTCGGGGTTGGCGGTCATGGCGGTGTCGGCCCGAAATGCACGGTTGGCGACTTTCGTGCGGTCGGCGTGCCTATCCCTGGGGAGAACACATATTCGGTCGGCCAGACTGGCGGCGGCGGCTGCCATAATTTCTCGGCCGGCTTCAACCTGTCGAACCAATATCTCTATAACGGTTCGATCCACACCTATAATTTTGGCGTTGCCGGGTGCTATGCGCACGGCAGCGGCGGCGGGGGCGAGGCCTATCGCGGCTGGAACGTCGGTGGCGATATCGTCCAGGACAACTGCACTGCCGGTTTTGAAATCGAGATCACGCTCAACGAGGGCTTCAAACATTATGGCCGCCTGATCCTGACGGGCGGCCAGACAGGCGTGAACAGCTACCCCGGCCAATATTTCCAGCTCGCCGGCCGTGGGGGACTGTTCAAGCCGGGGAACTTCCAGGCGACGCTTGCCAGCTTCACCGGCAGCGGCGCGCGCACGACTATTATCGGCAGCGACAATCCAGACGAGATATTCATCTTGGACGCGGCGCTGGTAAACGCAGCCGCGCCTGATTTCCATGGGCCGAAGCTCTATGCGCGCAGCCTCTCCGACATGGGGGCGGCGCCCACGCTGATCCTCAAGCACGTCGAAGATCACACCGTGGTGGTGCCAGGCGTTGCCAATAAATTTCAGATACCCGATTCCGGCTTCGATCCGAACAACCCGTATGTGAACCTCCATCTGATTGGATCGAAGCTGGGCGATATGTGGCCAGCTTTCGACTTCGCGCCGCACTGGCCAAGCAGCCTCTACATCGATGGCAACAGCGAAATCGGGTTCCATGGCCGCACATGGGCGCAGATCGAGGCGGCAATGGCCGCGCTCGGCAACACCTGCACGATCCTCCCCGGCGCAAAGGCGGTCAATGCCGCTGGCGACGTCGTCGACATCAAGACTTGAGCGGCGGGACGGCCATGGAAACATACATTGAATCCCTTCAATCCCAACTCGACGCGCTGAACGTCAGGCGAGCGCCGCTGATCGCGCTGCTTGAAAGCGAAGAGTTCGAGGCGCTGAGCGACCGCGAAAAATGGACGTGTCGCGATGACAATAATCTCGCAGCGGCACAGGCGGCCAGCCTTGAAGCGCGCATACTGGCGGCTGGCGAGTGATGCCCGAGCAACTCGAAACCACGGGGATGATGTTGGGCGAGCTGAAGGGGCAGATGCGCGAGCTGATCCATAATGTGAACAATCTGGCGACCAAGCTGGATGGTCTTAGCGAGCGAGTCATTGGCTCGGCCGGCTTGCCCAAGAAGATCGAGCTTCTGGAGGCCAGGGTTACCGCGCTGGAGACTGACAAGAACAAGCGCGACGGCGCGAGCGGCATCATAGCCACGATCATGAAAAGCCCGACAATCGGCTGGCTGGTTGGAGCGGCCGTCTCTGCCTGGGCGATCCTCACTGGAAAGGTTCACCCATGACGCCATCCCAAAAGTGCATCGACCTCATCAAGTCGTTCGAAACCTGCCGCCTCACGGCGTATATGCCGACCCGCAAGGATCGCCCGACGATCGGCTGGGGCACGACCGGCCCTGACGTGCGGATGGGCATGACATGGACGCAGGCGCAGGCCGATGCCCGGTTTGCGCGCGATCTTGCCGATTTCGCCATTGGCGTCACGCACGAGCTGCAGGGCAAGCCGACGACACAGGGGCAGTTCGATGCGCTTGTGTCGTTCGCCTACAATGTCGGGCTTGATGACGATGCGGATACGCTCGCCGAAGGGCTTGGCGATTCCTCGCTGCTGAAGCTGCACCTGGCCGGCGACTATGCCGGCGCCGCGTTGCAGTTCGCGCGGTGGAACAAGCAAGATGGCGTAGAGCTGAGGGGCCTCACGCGACGGCGCGCGGCGGAGGCCGCGTTGTACCGGGGCGAAGCATGACGGACGAACCGCTGCAGAGCCCGCAGACGGCGAATGCCGGCCATCCGGCCGTGCCGTCGACCATCAACATGCCGGACCATGAAGTGCGGCAGGAGAAGTGGTTCCAGATCTATGTCCGCCTGGCCCGGCCGACACTGGACTGGATCACCAACGCGGCGGTGCTGTGGACGATGATCCTGCAGCCGCGCTTCTTCAACAAGTTCGACATTGTCGCGGCGACGCTGGCGCTCGCATGGGCAGCGGCCGTGTACGGCATCAAGAGCTTTGAAAAAATCAAGGGAGTTGCGTGAGATGAACCGGATTTTTGTTTTCATGTTGGCGCTGGCGGCGATGCTGGCGCCGGCTGCTACGAGCGCGCAGCTGGTCAAGATCGATCCATCGGCGAACAGCGGAACATGGATCTACGCGCATGGTCTGGCTTTCGGACCAAAAGACGGCACCGCGACGCTGGTAGATGCGACCCATCCGCTGCCGGTAACGTCCAGCGGTGGTGTTCCGGTCACCGTGGTTGGCTCGACTATCATAGCGTCGGCCAACTTCACCACGCCGGCAGGCACATCAGCCTATGCTCTTAACAACCTGATCGCCAACTCGGCGACGGCGGGATCCGTAGTTCCGATGACCTTCACCAGTGCTTGCCGGGTGAACGGCGGGACGGGCATGATACGCCGGCTTCGGATCAAGACACCGGACACCGGATTCGCGGGGCAAACCGTCACCGAATATTTTTATCGCGACAGCCCGACCGTTACAAATGGCGACCATGCCGCATGGCTGTCCACTGAAAGCAACTATATTGGCGCGGTCACCGTGACCCTAGACAAGCACTTTTCCGACTATGAAAAGGGCGTCGGCACTCCGTCAGTCGGCACGGAAATCAATTTCGATTGCGCAACAGGATCGACCGCGATCTATGGCTTGCTTGTCGCCGGCGGAGCGATCACGCCGCAAGGCGCCAAGGTAATCACTGCTGTGGCCGAAATTCTGGCGAATTGACATGATTTTGCGGCACCTTTTCGCGTGTTTATTCACGCTGATCTTTGTCTCTACCGCACTTCCAGCGGACGGCCAGGTCGTCGGCGGCCGCCAAGCGGCCGTTCTTAGCGGCACAACGGCATCTGCCTTAACGCCGAAAAGCATTTTTGCGAATGCTGAGGTCGGAGGATATTGGGACCCGTCCGACAGGACGAAGGTATTCAAAGACACAGCCATGACACAACTGGCCGTGCCAGATGTGGACACGGTCGCCGCGATCTATGACAGTTCGGGCAACGGCAATCACCTGATCCAGCCGACAGCAGCAAAGCGCCCATTATACAAGACGACGCCTGACGGCAGGCTTTATCTAGCCTTCGACGGCGTCAACCATTTCATGGGCGCATCGTTCACGATGGCTCAGCCGTTCTCGCGCTGGCTTTTCATCAGGCTACCGTCTTCATCCACGGCGACCCAGATGATCGCTGACGGCTATTATGCGGCATCGTCGGGCTCAGTGAACACTCAGGCCCAGCTCCAGCGGACCAACGCAACTAC